AGCTAAAATTAACAGATAAACAAATTCAGAATGTTTTAAATAAACATATCACCAGTTCTACTATCAATAACAAAACAGAGACTGTGAAATCAAAAATAAAAGATCTAATGATAACCGACAGCGCCTCTGCTAAACACAAGGTTACTATTATGACCAAGGCGGCTTCGGAAGTTGCCGATGAAAGTAAAAAAAGTAATATACCCACGCCTTCAAATAAACCATATATTTTTAAGCCATCTAATTAATTATGACAAACAAAGATATTTTTAAAGATATTTTATCTGAATCCGAAATCGAAACACTTATAACTCTTCAAGAAAAAATTCAATCCAAGTTATCTGAAAAAGTAACAGAAAACACAGAATCTAATCTTTTAGAAAATTTCGATTCATCTTCTCCTTACGCATTTGATGAAATAAATAAACCAAACCATCTTTCAAATGAAAATCGTGAGTTGATTTTTTATGTTAGAGCAGAAGTTAGTTCCATAGATTATGAAAACCATAAATATTTATCACTAGATCAATGTTTAGATGAATCTTTTCATATTCCCATACCGTCTGGTACTAATTTAGATAATAAGATTAATGAATTCATGAATATTATTGAAAATAGTCTAAATGATTTGGCAAAAAAAATACATAAACCACAAGATGGAAAAAACAAATAAATATATATCAAGATACTCTAATAATAAATCAGTATCTGAAGCTCAGTACATTACTGAGTTAATTTGTGAAAAAAAAGCCAAGTTAGAAAAAACAGATCTTCATTTTCGTTTTTGGTTATCAAAAAAATGGAGTGCTTTTTTTCGTAATCAAATTGCTTCCGCCAATAAGCTACTGTCTCAATATAGTGCTAAAGCTATTGTATCAGCGCTGTTAGATAGCAGAGCAGATAAAATTTTTTCATTGCGAGCGCCGCACCTCAAACCTATCATAGAAGAGAAAGAAGATATTCTACAGTCTACTAACAACCAATTAACAAAGGATATTTCTCGTAAATCAGATGTTTCTTTTGGGCGTATAAATAAATCTAACAATATACTTTCTAGACTAGAGGACATAGACAATGACAGTTAAAGAGGATGTTAAGAAAAATTTTGGTGCCGACATCATATTGTCTGCTACGTCAATAGTAGATAAAGATTTAATTACTATACCGGTTAGTCCATCATTAGATATTGTTCTCAATGGTGGTATTCCAGAAGGCAGTTTCGTAATCTTTACTGGACAACCAAAATGCGGAAAAACCACAACCTCATTAGACTTCGCTGCTACGGCACAAAAACCAGAATATCAAGGAGATCTTAAAAAACCAAGGCATGTGTATTACCTAAATATCGAAGGTAGATTGAAAAAAAGAGATCTTGAAGGCATACCTGGATTAGATCTTAATAGATTTGATGTTATAGGATCTCAACAAGGCAAAATTTTACACGCAGAAGAATATCTTCAAATAGCAGAAAGATTGATTAACGAAGAACCTGGGTGTGTTCTTATCATCGACTCATATTCTGCTTTATGTACTGAAGCAGAAATTACTAGCGATATGGATAAAATGCAAAGAGCTGATGGCGCAAAATTATTAGCTAAGTTTTGTAGAAAAGTAGCTAACGTTATTCCTGTTAATAAAAATATTGTTATTGGTATCACTCATCTTATGGGTAATCCTGGATACGGTAATGTTGAGTGGAAAGAAAAGAGTGGTCAGGCCATAGCATATCAAACAGACGTAAAACTAAAAGCAAAAATGTTCACCGCTTGGAGAGCAACTGCTGAAGGTCCGCAAATTGGGCAAGAAGTAGATTGGCAAGTGTTGTGTTCTGCATTGGGGCCTCCGGGTGGAACCATAAAAAGCTATATACGATATGGTTTTGGAATAGATAAAGCCATGGAACTGGCTATGCTTTGTATAGATTTTGGACTTATAAATAAAAGCGGGGCTTGGTATACTTTAACATCAGTAGAAGACAAACCCAAATTTCAAGGCACCGAAAAAATAAGACAATATATCTATGATAATCCAGAGGTATTTAAAAGCTTATCAGAAGCACTATATGAAACTATGGGCATCAAATGCAGCAAGTAATTGATCTAGATGGTAATACTCAAAATTGGAGCTTGACAGGAGGCATAGCCCATGGTAAAATGAATAATAAGTCCGATCTGCATTTAAAAGCTCGTGGACTATTAAAAGAATGTTTTCCAACTTTTCAGATTTTGGAAGAACTTCCAATACCGCTCAGAAAATCGGAAACATTATATCTAGATTTTTATTTACCTCTACTTAAAAAATGCATAGAAGTACATGGATCTCAACACTATAAATTTACGGCATTTTACCATGTTAATATGATGGGATTTGCTAAACATAAAAAAAGAGACAAAGAAAAACAGGAGTGGTGTGAAATAAATAATATTGAATACATAGAACTGCCTTTTGACAAAACTATTGAAGAATGGAAAGAAATAATAACAAATGAATACAAAAACCAGTAAAGAAGAAGTATCAGAATGGGATAAAATTCTGGACGAATACGAAACCTCTGTCGGTATGCCAAAATATGTATCAGATTCTATGCCGGAATCCGAGCTTAATGACTATCTTACGATGTCACGAGACTCTTTAGAAAAATTAACTGTTGAAGACTGCGGACAAATAGCGTATCGATTGGGCCAATTTGCTTTCCATATACAGCGTACTATTAATAGAGAAACGGCAAGATTTAATTGGGCAGAGGAAACAATTAAAGAAATTATTGCTGACGATATTAATAACTATAAGGGATATGGTTATGTGGAAAAATCTTCACAGGCTATCAAACACAATGACAAAGCAGCTTCTTTGCAAAAAATAAAGAAATATGCTAAACAAAGATCCGACAGGTTAACATATATAGCTTCGTCAGTTAAAAACTTATCAGATATTTTACTTTCTATTATAAGACTTAAGGGTATGAAACATGGATAATTTATCTCCAGATCAGATCAAACAGATGATTAGTATGTTGCAGGCTATGCTTACAAAGGATACTATATCTGAGCCAAATGATGAGCCCGCACAATCCACTCAACAACAAACGAATATAATTAAAACTGTTTCTCCAAGACAAGTTAATAAAACTGGAAACCTCGTCAATAGATTCGATGAGATGATGGAGTCTAAACTACATCAAGAAGATAGGGCTATAGATCAAGCATTATCTGTACATTCTCCAACCCCAAGAAACAGAAGATCTTTTGATCCAATAAATGTAGTATGTAGAGTATGTGGAAGAAAAGATTCTGTTAATCCGTCTATGTTGTCGGATTCTCCAAGTAGATATAAGTGTAATAGTTGCGCTAGGAGCCCAGGATGATTTTATCTGATACCGCAGCAGAACGAGCAGTATTAGCCGGTGTCTGCAAATATGGGGACACTGCATATTTAGAAATAACAGATCTGATTCAAGAATCTACATTTACCATAGATAGTAATAAGATTATATATAAATGCTTAAAAAGAATATTTGAGCAAGAACAAACGCAGTCCATCGATGTTGCTATTATTTTTTCCACGGCAGAAGAACTTGGATTAGCTAACGTATTTGCAAAAAAAGAAGAAACACAACACCTAAGAGCGGTTTTAGAATTTCCTGTACATTTAGAAAATGTAAGAAAATTTGCAGCAAGAATACGTAAGTTAGAAATAGCGAGACTATTAAGACAACAACTAGATAAAGCACAAGATAAATTATTGGAAGTTACAGGATCAGAGACTATCGGTTCTATTCTGGGTATAGCAGAAGAGGCTATTTTCGACTTCTCCTCTTTGTTAAATGACACAGACAATAACCCAGCAACCATTGGAGACAAACTAGAGGAATATATAGATCAACTTATTAATAGTCCAATTGATCAAGTTGGCATACCTACAGGATTTCCAGTTTACGACCAAGCTATTGGTGGAGGCTTAAGAAAAAGCACAATTAATGTTATAGCGGCTCGACCCAAAACCGGAAAAACTCTTTTATCCGATAATATGGGATTTCACATAGCAAATAAACTCAAAATTCCTGTATTAAATATGGATACAGAAATGACCAAGGAAGATCATATTAATCGAGTAATAGCTATGATGACAGAGATCGAAATTAATGACATCGAAACAGGAAAATTTCAAGATTCGCCAAGCAAGGTGTCGAAAGTAAAGGATGCGGTAGCGTCGTTAAAAGAAACACCGCTTTATTATAAATCTATTGCTGGTAAACCATTTGAAGATCAGTTGTCTATTATGAGAAGATGGATAGTAAAAGAAGTAGGACTAAATGCAGACGGCACAGCAAAGGACTGTGTTATATTCTATGACTACCTAAAGCTAATGGATACGCAGGGTATGACCCAAGATCTTAAAGAATATCAAGTTCTTGGGTTTATGATGACTGCT